CAGCCGAAGGAAGAGTGAACTGTTGATTACCCGAAAGAGCTGCTGGAGCTTTAAAAGCGAGAAAGCTAGAACCGTTTGATGTTGCTTCATAAAGCCGAAGTTCTTTCTCATTATCTAATTCGGCATGAACTTTGAATACGCATAAGGTGTCTTCCACCCGAACTCTTTCCACTCCGTTTGTTGCAGCACCTATTTTATTAGCTGAGGATTTATAAAATCCTGTGTCGGTGTCCGATCCAAAAGTAATAGAAGGTAAACTAGCATTAGCGTCAGGAAATAAAATCGGCTCGGTAGTTGTTATTGCAGTTGTGCTGACAGTTAATCTTGCCGTTCCTCCACAGCTAATCGCTAATTGATCTGCACCCGCAGAAAAAAGACCAGTATTAGTGTCAGAGGTTGGATGTATTGAAGGATTTGCTGCCGAGCCATCAGGAGTTAAAACGGTTCCATCATGTTCTCGATATGAAACCCAACCATTGTCAGCTAAATTTCTTCTCTTAAAAATATTGTTACTTGTATCAGCCCAAGAGGTAAAAACAGCTAGTCGAGCAGTAGGTTCCGATGAACCTGCATTTTCTGACTGTAAAGACTGCAATGCGGCCTGAATATCTGTTCTAACGGATGAACCCGAACTATTCTCAATCGTGTAATCATGTTGTGTGTCGCTCATCTCAATAAGTTCTTACTTTTTCTACAGTTTAACCCCTCTTGCCATATCCAACTGCTGTCCAATAAAAATTCCGATTAACGGTTGAACTTCCATTTTTAAAAATAACAGTAAACCCAGTAGCTGAAACGGCTGTAACATTATAAAAATCACCTGACTGCATATTTGCTGCAACTATTCCGACACTCGGTAATTTTGTATTAGATCCACCTGTATTTGCATTACCTGTAAAGAAAGCATGGCCGAAAGTAATTGATTTTCCATTTGCATCGGTTCCACTGGCTACATATCCATCACTATGTTCGAGCCTTTCGTCCAATGTTGCGTTATACCCTAGTCCGTCAACAAGAATATTTTCTTCAACCGATCCGCTTGTTAAATCTAATTTAAACTTAAATGCTCTTGCTTTAAAAACTCCACTAGCTAATGGTTGAAAAGCACTCCAAGTTGGTGAACTTGCAGGATCATCATTTGTTGTAGCTATGGAAAGAATACCATTAACCGTTTGAGGAGTGTACCCATCCCAATCGGTTCTTGCATTTACATCAGGCCAACTATCCATCAAATCGGTTAATGTTGCACCCCGACTTACAATATATCTTTCAATATCTATCGGGTAAACATGTCCTAAATCTAAATAACTGTCGAAATTATAAGTACCGCTACTTGCAACTTGATTATTAGAAACCGATAATTCCAAGACATCACTTGATGCGTTATAAGTAACATTTGTTTTGCTAGAAACTCCACCACTAAAAGGAGTTGGACTTAGTAAATCTTGCCGATCATTTTTTACTATTAAATCTCCTTTTCTTTGCGTTTTAGTAACTATTACACTTGCTTCGCCAAGACTTAATTTTCCAGAAGAATCGCCAAATTTTACTATTATCTCACCTGAAATATTTGGGACAATAGCTTCGGTTGCATTACCAGCTTTTGCATCAATTAAATCAACTGAATTACTCCATGTGCCTGTTCCGTCTAGTTTTCCTGAATGTCTTACAAATACTTTTCCTCCAACTTTTACGTCTAAATCTGTAGACTGATCCCACCTAAGACGACCTGAGTTTTCACTAATTGGCTCAAAGGTTAAATTCTGAACATTAGCAGGATTAGCTTCTTTTCCGTCTATATCAAAATCTTCAACATTACCCTCACTTCGCTTCTGGGTATAACTTATCGCCGTAACCTTTACATATAATTTACCTGTTCTTAATTGCTCTAAGGTTAGATTTGGAGATGTGGTCGTGATTGTTTGCCAATTTTCAGTATTCATTCGATAATCAACTTGGAAGGCATTTGTATTTCCAGCTCCAGAAGTCCAACTTAAATTGAACCCAACAAATACACTTTGACCTCTTTGGTATAAAAATTCATCACCATCAACATTTTCAACAGCAGGAGGAGCTTCATTTAAATTAGTAACATCTCTTACTTGGACTTTTAAATTATTTTCTACTGCATCATAAATAGTCGCATTATATTTTAAAGCTGTAACACCATAGATCTCTCCATCTGCTTCAGTTATACCTATAACCCTATATTGTTGGGTCAAAATGTCATCAGTTAAGATAACAAATTGAGCTTGAGAATTAGGAGCCTCACTAAAAGCAGGACTTACTGTAATCTCCTTAGCATTAACTTGTTCGACATGAGTAATAACTCTTTCTTCAGGTATTCCAGTCGGCATCATTACTATAATTTTAGGATTTTCATTTTGATCAATTTCCCCAAAGTCTGTCCGACTATCAACTGTTAAAACTGTTGTTGTAGAGGAAGACACTAAACCTGCTCTTCGATATCGAGCTTTTGTTGGGTCTGCTATATCTATCACCATCCCTGGTTTTAGAATCATTCCTGATTCAACGGAAACAGAAAAACTAACTGTTTCGGTTAAATATTGTTCAGCTAGAATTGTCCACTTTGCGATTCTGTGTGCTTGCCCTTGTGAATAACAACCTATTGCCCTGATTTCTTTTTTTATTATTCCAAACTTTGAAACAAGGTCAGCATCTTCAACATTCTCATATTCAATCTCACCTAAAGCGTTATAACTTTGATAAGCAACTGAAACGGATGTATGTCTTGTTGTTTGCGCTGTTCCTGAATAAATAAATAAACCATCTATGACATTTGATGGTCCTAAAACATATTGAGAGTCGGTAACTTTATCTTGCAACATAACCAGACTTCCTGAAGCGTAATAACTTATCCCCCGAAAGATTGAAGCCATTGTTGAAATTACATTATAAATTTCGGCCTTTTCATTAAGTACAAGATTACAAGAGAACCTTGGTTCTTCTCCTCCTCTTCCATCAGGAACAAGCTCATTGCAATATTGACTAATTGAGTAAAAATCCCACTTATCTAAATTGCTTGCAGGTATGCCAGCCCCATATCTCTCGTTTGTCATCAAATCCCATAAGCACCAAGCAGGATCATTACACCAAGTAGCTGCACCAAAAGAACCGTTCCAAACGCCTGAATAAGTAACTCGACCAATATGAGTTGTAGTATCGACAGAGGCATTGCTTGGAAGTTGTACTTTTATCCCTCGAATTTTGTATTTACGCTGAGGAATACTTCCAAAACTTCTAGAATCAAACCTTAAAAAAGCCAATGCAGAGAATGGATATTTGAATTTCTCCTCGACAATTGTTATGTATTTGTCAAATCTTAAATTATTGATATTTTTATTCTGAGAAGACGAATCTTTAGTAACTCGACTTACTCTTATTACACAAGATGAAGAAAAACTTGAAAGAGCAAAACGATAATCACGTTTATAAATACTACTACATTTCCCTGTAATCTCTCTTCCTGTCGAAGCAGACCCATCTTCATTATTTGGGAAAACAGTTGCAAAGTTACCACTGTCATATTTAACTTCAATCTGAAACTTAACTGAATTTCCTCTTATATCACCATCATCTTCTACAAGTTGAATACCTCTAGGAAGACTTATTGTTACTCGAACAGCATCAATATTAGGATCGTTAATTGTTGCAAGACCTGCTCCAGCAATTCTTTCAGCATCATTTCCTGTTGTATTTCCTATATCAATTTCTGGCGTATAAGTTGTAGGCGTCCCCTTCATCATCTCTATCGGTGTTTGATTAAGAACACCTGGCCTGAAAGCAGTCGAATAATTCTGAAAGTTTGCAACACCATTATCATTTAGTATCGGTGTCCCGTCTAAGAAAATACTTTTTTCATCGCCTGTATCTAATCCCTGAATTTCACCTTCACTTATAAGGTCTAAAACTTGAGCAAATTCTACCGATTGCAGAGTGTCATTTTCTTCTGTAGGCGTTCTGCCTCCGCCTCCTTTGCCACCTTTTGATCCTCGAATAATTGTCATAATAATTGATCCACATCTAAGTCAGCACTGATAACGGCACTTCCACAAAACACACGTCCATAAACTATTGGAACGGGAACGCCAGCTTGTGCCGTATTAGTTAGGCCACTAAAAGTATAGGCGGTGCTCCGTTGAACTTCTTTTAAATCAAAAGATTGAGTTGGTGAAATTATTTCGGCAATACCACTCAAAACCATCGAAGCTCCTATCGAGCTAATCATCGTTCCAAGTGCTGTTCCTACCGCCGAACCAGCAGTGAATCCAGTCATTGTCGTTCCAGCAGCTATTTTCCCAGACATTGAAACAGTTCCAAACATCCCTGCACCAGGGAACATGAAGGAAGCACCTATTAATGCGGCTCCAATCAAAAGCTGAGTAAAACCTCTTCCTGAACCTGTGATAATTGGAGTGATTTCAAATATTTCACGATCACTATATGGAAGTCCTAAATCAAGAAGGTTATCTTCATGAATAATCGTTTCACCAACTAATACTTTATAAGCAATCCCGTCTTTAGCACTATCTACAAGCCATTTATCAAGTCCTTTAAAATTTGACGTTAAAGCTCTAATTGCTTCCGCAGGAGTATTAACATCAAACTGAAAAGTATTCCCCCCAACTTGTTCAGCTAACGCTCCATGAAGTTTAATGGTTTTCATGCCTTAATATCTTTGCAGTTACCTTTTGATAATAGCTTCCATAAACATCACGAGAAGAGAGTCTTCCTTGAACGTGATGAAGAATTTTATTATCACCAATATAAATAGCAACATGATTAGGGACTGGAGAGATTAGGTGCATGAAAATAATGTCTCCATAAATAATTTCATCAACCGTAATCTCATAGAAATTTTCTTTTTTATAGTTATCTAAATATAAATTCTCACCCTTATCCCACCAATTATCTCGCCTATCATAATCCCCTAATTTTATATTTAATTCTCGCTCATACCAATCTTGAAGCAAGGTATAACAATCGACAATTCCATGAGAAAAGACTCTGCCGATATAAGGTAATTTAAAACCTGACGGCTTGCTTTCATTTATCTCTCCTGTGATCGGATTAACAACATACCAAGGTAATTTTGATTTTTCACAAGCAACTTTATCGGCTTCCGACAAAACTGCTTCGGTTGTCGGGTGGCTATGAACTACCCCGACAATTTCCCCTTTCTTTGAAACAGTTAAATAATCTTTTGGATCGATTATAAAATGTTCAGAAGGTGTTTCAGCAATATTATTACAGCTTTCATAGAATAATCGACCTTTAATAACAATTAAAAGGCCACAGCTTTCTTTTGGATACTGTTCTTTCGCATGTAATATTATTTTATTTTTTACGTCAGTTGAAAGCATTATCTTACCGTCCCCGCACCTGGAAAACTACCAAAAGGTAATTCTTTCCCAAATCTTAAAGCACAAGAGGAAAGTCTTTTACCACATTTGTCTTCAGATGAGCTTGTCACAGAATTATCGTTTACATCAAAATAATTAGAGCCACTGTATCCACAACCTTCTCCTTTATAAGCCCATTGGCATACATTGCTTAGGACTTGACGCTTAGGTAGTTTTTGATTGGGAAGATCAAACTTAGAAGCAAGTTCAAAAGTAACAGAAAATCTATCTTCATTAGCTTTTCTATTTACATACCACTTTTCTTCTGGGAATTGAACATTAGGATCAGCAGCAGATTCACCATCTAAATATTTTTTAATAGTTTTTTTTCTTTTAACAACAGCACCACAAAGGTCGTTTCCAGGTGATATGTCATTAACAGTGGCTAATAACTGACTGATATTAAGAGTTATATTTGAGATGGTAAGAGTTGGTTGAGGTAATGTCCCTTGCCCTGAACGAAACTCAAATCCTGCTGCTTGTACTGGAGCACTTTCGTACACTTCACCTGCCCACGTAATATTTGCAGTTGTATTCTCATTATGCCACCTGTAAGGAGTATTAGATCCATGAATTGCCGCAACTAAATGTAGCTCAAAAAATTGAATAATTGCATTAGGAGCAAGAACAGATAAATCTTCATAAAGGCTGCTAATTGCTGTCCAAGTTATCTTCTCGTTATCTACAACCGTCGACCCAATATCCGTAGGCCAAGCAGGTTCCGTTGAGGCACTTGTGTAAGGAGCACTCCCCGAAACAGCAGTAACCTTGAACAGTAAACCTGTTACCTGAGCAGTCGTTGCCCTTTTAATGTCACCTACTGAATAAGAGGCTCCTGCCGCCCATGCTGCAACTGCCATTAGGGTTCAAAAACCTCAGAGAATGTTGCTTGAATTGTAGCTCGACTTAAGTAAGGAATTGATTTTGACCAATTAGGACAAATCCATTTAGAAGAAGAACCCGAAGGAGGTGTCCAAGTAAAAGCTTCCTGTCCTTTTCTTGCTTCTAAAAAACTTTCAATAGCATCAGCATCTGTTTCAGAAATATTGCTCCAATTTAGATTCCATACTTTTGCGTCTTGATTTTCGCCAAACACAAGCCTTTTGGTGTAACCGTCACCAAATTGGACAGTCTGAACGTTTGGACGGCTTGTTTTTTTTGCTCCATAACTAGGATGTGGAGCTGAAGGATTGGAACTAGGGATGGGAAATGCTGGAGTTGTCATTATGAAGATAAAAGTCCCCCAGGACGTTTTTGACGAATTAATTCAGACTGAACTGCCACTGCTAGCATAGTTCCAAGTTGTTCAGCTTGCCCTCCATCTCCTTCTACTGACGAACCAGAAGCATCTACATTAACCACGATGTTTGCACTAGAACTTCCTAATTCGTGATTTGGAACGATATTACCGCTAGAACCTGGAATAAATAATTCTGGTCCTTTTTCTCCTACAATATAAGATTTATTACCTGAAACTGGTCCACCAGCAGCCATTCCTCCACCAAAGAATTTTTGCCAACTTTTGCTATTAGGGAACATACTTCCCAAACCAGTCGAAAGACCATAGTTAAGAAGCATTTTTGAAAGACTTCTAAAGACGCTACCTGCTACTTCTCCTAAAGTTTTAGTGCCATCTATAGCAGCATTTATTCCTTCGACCAATCCATTTTTAATCGTTGATCCTATCTGATTATAAAGAGCGTTTAGCTGTTGCTCTTGTTGTATGATCTCGTCATTTGCATCTCTAAGGTCAAATAGTGTATTTAATCTATCTCTAACTTGCTTAAGATTATCTCCTTCCAGACCTGCTGTCTTCTCTGCTAGTACAGCTTTTCTTTCTCTAATTTCATAACTTCCATGTTCCATATTCATTAATTCTTTTTGACCAGCTATTTCTCTATCTAAATCAGCTAATGTCTTCGCATGATCTTGTGCTGATTTGTTTTTATCTTGGAATTCTTTATATTTATCGTCTGCTTCATAGTAGGCCGTAATTGCTTTTGTCATTGATTCAAGTTGTTCTTTGTATTCTGTTGAACCAACTTTTGCTTTAGATTGCTTCATAACTTGATTTATTTCATTGTTAATCTTTGCTTGACGTTCACCTATATTTGGATCCATCTTTTCCTTCAAAAACTTAGTCTTAGATTGATAACCAGCAATAGTACTTGCACCGGGACCTAATAAATTTTGCGTTCTTTCTGATGCTAATTCTTGAATCATTGTATCGTCTATTTCATTATCAAGTCCTGAAATCATTTCTCTTTGACGGTCAGACAGTTTCCAGAAATTATCTGTTCCAGGGAAAATACTACCTCCAATAAAACCTGAAACATCTTTTACTTTTTTCTTCCAAGGAGTACCACCTACGTCATTAAGTGCTGCTTGTCTTTCTGTATATAAATCTACCAGTTTATTTTCAGAATCAGTCCGCTGACTAAAGTTTGGTTTGTTTTTAATAATGTCCTGAACTCTTCTTTCAAACATTGCATATCTATTTGCCCTTGATATTGCATTTGTCAAAGTAAGTAAAATTCCACTACTATTTATCAACTCAGCAACAGAAGCCTTCATTAAGGTGAAAGCTTTAGCCATTTCATTACCAAAATCTTGAGCATCATTACCAAACTGCTTCAAACTTTTTACTCCTTGTTGACCTATTAATTGAGTTAATTTTTTAGTAGCTTCTGCCATTGCAACAGCTTCGCCTTCTATAGCCTTCAACATTTCTATATGGCGTCCGTAAGCAGTATTCGTTACTCCTAAAGAATCAACAACAGCGTCTACGTTTGGATTTATATCATTAAATGCCTTTCCAAGCTCAGCAGTTTTAGCAACAAAAGCATCTATCTGTTGACCTATTGCACTAAAGAATATTTGCGCTCCAAAGCCTTGAGACTTAGTTGCATATTGTAAACCTGCACCAAGTAATCCTCCTCCTACAGAACCAGCTCCTCCTCCAAACAACAGAGGGAAACCAGCCCCTAACATTAAGTTTTCTCCAAGTCTTTGATTTGCTAGTTGTCTTGCTTGCTTTCTCTTTTGTACTTTTTCAATTCTCTGGTCTATATCCAACATTCGTCCATTTTGTTTAACTAATCTCTTATTTATTTGTTCATTCTTTTTCTTTACTTTGGTCTTTCTTTCTTCTAGTTCGGCTCCTTTCTTCTGCATTTCTAATGATTTTTTTGCAGCCTCTTGTACTTCCGTAGATTCAATACCACTAAGCTCACGTGTTGCTTTGGATGCTGCCTGAATCTCTTTTGTTATCTTCTGTCTCATTTGATAGACTTCACGCAGCCTTCTTGCATAACTCCTGTCTTCAGGATCAGTAGCAGCTAAATTTGTTTCTTTAACAGCAAGTCTTGCTTCTAAAGATTGTCTACGACTAGGTTTTCTTCTGGTTATCAATTCATCTGCTGCTGCTCCGTAACGATCTGGTCCATGACCAGGAGCGAAATAAGACTTTGCATCTTCAGCAGACATGCCTCTACCTCCCATCCACTCAGGCATCATCATCATTGCTGCGGAAGCCATCATCGGTAGCTCACGCACCATTTTGCCCATTGCAGAAAAAGCGTTTCTATAATTTCTCTCTACACTCCAAATAATATTTGCTGCGGCATCTTCAAACGCCATAAATCCTTTAATTGCCTTACCTACCCAATCAGCAGCACTTAAAACTTTCTGTAATCCAATAGCAGCACCTTTTACTCCAGCCACTCCTAAAATCATATTTTGGAGATGAGAAGATGCTATCTTTTCTGTCTTTCCCCAAGCAGGATTTAAAGCGTTAACTGCTCGTGCAAGCTCATGCACTAACTTTGTTATACCAAGTAGTGCTGCAGTCTGACCAACCCATCCTAGTGGACCTTTTCCTATCAAAGTCTTACCTGCTGCTTTAGCAACTTTCCATGCAAGTTTTAGGTTTTTTATGTTTAACTCATTTTGTTTTTTTGCTGCTTTTGCTAAATCGTTCGCTAGTTTTAATCTGTTTTTTCCAAATCGCAGCATTTCTTTCTGTACTTTCTTTTCTTCATCATTTGCTATCTTTCTATCCTTAGCAGCTTCTCTTTCTAGAGCATTTCCGTTATCTAAAATATTATTTACCTTTTGAATAGCTTCTTCTACTTTTTTATACTCTTTCCCTTGTAACTCGACTAAAGATAACGCTTTTTGAAGCTCGGCCTTATAAACATTTAATGATGCAATATTTTTAGCAATTCCCTTCTCTGTACCTATTGTGTCCGTCATCGCTGCCAAACTCAATGCGTTTGAATAACCTTGACCTGTTTGAGTTTTGTGTTGCCCAGAATAAAATCTACTTTGAACTTTTATCCTTGCTAATTGTTTAAACGCTAAGTCTTGTTCTGCTTTGGCAGCAGCTTTTATAGATAGTGAATATAAAGTCTGTTCGCTAGTAGCAACTTGTGTCTGTCTTGATATTTCCTGTAACGCTTTAGCCTGACGCATTAAACCTGCTTCACTTTTATTAAATACACCTCCAGCTTCAGCAAGCGTTTTAACAGTTCCTTTAAGAGTATCTAACTGTTTTATCCATTTGGCATCCGTTACTCCAGACCCAGAAAGTAACGGTCCTTCCTTTGCTATCTGTTTATTAAGATTCTTTATCTTAGTTAAAGTTACGACACCTTTATTTAATGCTTTTTGATTTAAAGGACTTTTCTTTGAGCCTTTATTTATGTTGTCTAGACTTTTAGAAAGTTTTACAAATTCCGTCCCTACTATTTTTAAAGATTTAGAAATAGCTGCGAAACTTTTATTTATATTGTCAGCTTTTTTATTTACATCAGTAAGACCAACACCTAAATCTTTAATCGCCTTTCTTACCTGCCCATCCTTGGCAGTAAACTCAACAGGAACGTTATAACCTCCAGCCACTCCTTTCGTACCAAACAATATCTTCTATCTTACCCTTTTTGAGATCTAATAGCACGACCTGTTTGCCTTGCTTCTTGACTTCTTTCCATTTCATCATTCTGGATCTTAAAAAAAGCAGCCCAACCTATCATTTCCTCTCTTGTCAAATCCCTTGTCAGTTCTTTAACAGTTTTACCTAATTCTTTCGCTAACGAGAATAAAAAAATCCACTCCTTATTCGCTTTTCAAATCAGCTTCAGCTTCGTCTACCTCCTTATTCGATCCAGATTCAAGCATTGCTAATTGTATCTCTTGTAAAACAGCAGCCTCTACTTCTCTACGAAGAGTTGCTCTATCTGCATCAGCAAAAAGTCTTTTACCTTTCTCATCTAATGCTTTTTCAATCATCAAAGATAAAGCAAAATTATTTGCATCTTCTGTATTGCCAGATTTCTTTTGAATAGATTCTCTTTCAGCAATTGTTAATGGATGCCAAAAAATAGTAAGAACAACTTCACCATCTTTCTTTACATCATGTTGATATAATTGA